TCTTCCTTACAAACCATAAAACCAAATAATCAAAACCATCATATCCGCATATGGGCGATATGAGGTTTGTAGATATAAGGTTTGGGGTTTTTTTATATATCTACAGACAACCCCGCACCCAATACCAAAATACCAATAGGAGATAATTAGTGAAATGAGAACAGGTATGTCACAAGGCCCAAGAAGGCCAAGATTAATAAAAGGGGATGGAGAAGCCCTTGTATTAGATTTCTCCCTTGAAGGAGCGACAATAAAATCTCTCCAGGCAGCAACATGGTTAGATGAGGCAGATTTAGGTGCAGCAGTACAGGCAGTCCAATTGGCACAAACAATGGATGCTATGCCTGATAGAAGGCACCAGATAGCCCCTATCTACATTGGCTTATTGGCCAATTTAGGGCTACTCAATAATAGAGAAAATGATGTATCCCTAACACCACAGGAGATGTTGCAGCAGATTGCTTTGGGGTAGTTATGGATTGGCTTCCTACCCACTACACACAACCTTTATCAGAAGACTTTATTACTGATGGTGATAAGTTAATAAATATCAGTCAGGCCATTTGGAAGTTACCTGAAAAACATAATGAACTACTTAAATTAACAGACTGGCAGAAATGGTTAATACGCCATGTCTTAGAAAGATATCCAGATGACCATGAAAACCCTGATAGGGCAGGCAGACTGCGTTATAAGCAGGTTTGTATCTCTATGCCAAGAAAGAACGGAAAGTCGCTCATAGGGGCTTTATTTGCCCTGTATGGCATGTTATTACATGAACCTGCACCAGAAGTAATATCAGTTGCAGCATCATCTGACCAAGCCAAGATTGTTTATAGGCGTTTGCTACATCAAACAAATACATCTGACATTTTAAAATCTCTATTCAGTAGGTCTACAGAACACAGAGGCCTATGGACTGCTGATGGCACTGGTGTTTATAAAGTCATTGCTGCTAAGGCTGCTACTGCCCAGGGTCTACATCCAAGCCTTGTTGTATTTGATGAGTTGCATGTTGCTAATGAGGATGTATGGACTGCTATGGCTCTTGGTTCTGGTACCCGCATGGATGGCATAGTTATTGGTATTACAACTGCAGGGGATGACACAAGTAATCTTTTGAAGGATTTATATAAGAGAGGTGCTGCTGCTGTAGATGGTGATGAGGATATGGAGAGGTTTGGATTTTTCTGCTGGGAGGCTCCAACAGGTTGTGAAGTATTAGATGAAGAGGCTGTAAGGCGTTCAAATCCTAATTTAGCCTCTGGAATATTGTCCTGGGAGTCAGTAAAAAATGAATTAGCAACCATGCCTGAAGCAGATGCAAGAAGATATCGCCTAAATCAATTCGTTTCTTCAATGAATGCATGGCTTCCTGTAGGGGCTTGGCAGCAATTACCACATGGAAAACCACTAAATCCCAAGGTATTTGCAGTGGATAGAACCCCTGGTTGGGACCATGCAAGCATTGTTTGTGCCTCATTAGAAGAGGGTGAAGTAGTAGCAACAGAACTTGTAGCCTCATTTAATAATACAAATATTGATGAATTACTCAATGCCTGCATCAAATTAAACAAGTTTGGTGCCCCATTTATTGTAGATAGTTATATAAACCAAGACTTGGCACATGCTTTAAGACAAAGAGGAATTAGGGTCCATATGGCTTCCCATAAGGATTTAATCAGTGCCTCAAATAACGCATATCGTAGAATTATGCGTAGAACACTAAAACATCCAAAAGATGAAATAGTTTCGCTGCAAATGTCCAGGGCAGTCAGGAAAAATGTAGGGGAATCATGGAAGATAACCCGCAAAGATTCTGGAACAGATATTGATGCAGCAATAGCAACAGTTTTGGCCATTTGGTTTGTGGACACACAAAAGCCACCAACACAAATGGTGCATTAGGAGAATAATGGGAATAAGAGACAGATTAGTAGAAAGACTTGGTTATCAAATAGACCAAGCATATGTTCCTGATACAGAGAATCGTGCCATACAAATACCAGCAAGAAGCCAATCAATTATTAATGAAGATAAGGCTTTACAGTTAATCCCAGTCTCAAGATGTATTTCTGTTCTTGAAACAGCAATTGCACAGATTCCAGTTGAAGTATTTAGAGGAATAGATAAATTAGAAACACCAGCATGGTTAGAACTACCAGATGTTTCAAACAATGTTAATCAATCAGAATTTTTAGGACAAACAGTTGTATCCATGGCACTTTATGGAAATGCTTTCTGGTATGTAACCAGGGGAGCAAGAGGAATAAACAACTTAGAATTAATACCAGCAGGTAATGTAAATATAGAGAAACAAGATGATGGTACTTACGAATATTATGTAAATGGAATTAAGACTCCTGGAGAAAGAATAAAGCACTTAAGATTGTGGCAAATTCCAGGGGACATATTGGGATACGGCCCTCTACAAAGGCATAAATCAATCATTCAAGCATCATTAGACCTACAGTCATATGCAGATAATTGGTTTAGAACATCTGCCATACCAACAGGCACCCTAACAACAACTGAGTTTCTATCTCCTGAAGTTGCATTGGCTAACAAACAAGCCTTTGTTGAATCTCAGGTGAATAGAAGCGTTGCTGTTCTCTCCTCTGGACTCTCCTACCAATCTATATCGCTCAATCCAGAGGAAGCACAGTTCTTAGAGAACCAAAAGTTTGTGACAAGGCAGATTGCCACAATGTTTGGTGTTCCAAGTATGTATCTATCACTTTCAGTAGAAGGTTCTGGACTTACTTACACAAATGGTAATGAAGACAGAAAGAAACTATATGAAGATGGATTACAGCAATACATAATCAGAATACAAGAAGCCATAACTGACTTACTACCAAGGGGCCAGAAAGCGGCATTCAACATGACTGAGTTCTTGAAACCAAATGTTTCAATGAGATATCAGGCATATCAAGTGGCATTAAATGCGGGATTCATGACAGTAGATGAAGTAAGAGAACTTGAAGGATTACCACAAATAGAAATGCCAGAACCTGTTGCAGTGCAGGAACCACAGGAAGTTGTGGAAGAACCTGCAGAATAAAATAGGTACAAGGAGTAATAATGGAAACAAGAAGTTTTGAAATTAGAGAGGCAGACTATGACAAAAGAGAAGTCATTGGTAGAGCAGTACCTTACAACGAGCCTATTGACATTGGCGGAGGTAAGACAGAAGAGTTTGCAGCAGGGTCAGTAGACCTTGATGCAGATGTAAAATTATTTAGGGACCACAAAGAAGTTATTGGTAAGGTCCAAGAGTTAGAAGACCGCAAAGATGGTCTATGGGTCAGAGCAAAAGTCTCAAAGACTCAATTAGGTGACGAAACCCTTGAACTTGTAAGAGATGGGGGCATTCGTTCATTCTCAGTAGGTTTCATCCCATTAGTGGATGAGAAGCAGGATAGAAAAATAATTCGTAAGAAAGTTGACTTGAAAGAAATTTCATTAGTCGCTTTCCCTGCTTATGAAAACGCTTCCGTAGTTGAAATACGAGAAGAAATTCAGGAGGAGAAATCCATGGAAAACACAAACACAGATGCCTCCACTCAGATTGCAGAAGTTCGTTCATTTGCAGAAGAGTTAGAAAGAAAGATTGAAGTTCTTTCTACAGCAAAAGTAGCAACTCCTGCTTCTCCAGCATTCCGTTCCTTTGGTGAATATGCCAAAGCAGTGGCTGCTGGTGATGAGAAGGCAATCACACTCCATCGTGACTTTACAGGTGGAAAATTAGCAGACAGCATTGTTAACAATGTATGGGTCAAGACAACAATTGATATTCTTGACAAGGGTCGTCCAACCTTCTCTGCATTCGCAACTCAAGCACTACCTGCAGAAGGTATGAATGTTGAGTATGTTGAATTGGATACAGATACAACTGCAGTAGATGAGCAGGCTGCTGAAGGTGACACACTTGCATTTGGTAAGGTAACACTTACATCTGCAACTGCACCAGTCAAGACAATTGGTGGTTACACATCAATGTCACGCCAAGTAATGGACCGCAGTTCTGTTGCTTATGTAGATGCTCTATTCAGAGCACTTGCAATTAAGTACGCATCAAAGACCAACAACATGGTCAAGGGCATACTTACAGGAAATGCTGCATCACTTGCAACAGGAACAGTTGCTACTAACAACTTTGAGGGTTGGGTAGAGGCAATTGCTAAGGCTTCTTCAGATTCATTCAATGAGACAGGACTTGTTCCTGATTTCATGCTTGTATCTTCAGATGCATTCATTGAAATTGCAAAGATTAAGAATGGGGATGCCCCACTTCTTGCAGGTAACAATATCCCTGCAAACATTGGTTCTTTGAACCCAGTTGGTCTATCAGGTCAACTATATGGTCTACCACTTGTAGTGGACCCATCACTTGCTAACGGAACAGTTTATGTTGCTAACCGCAGTGCATTGGTTAACTACGAATCAGCAGGTGCACCATTCAGATTGTCTCAGGACGAAATCACCAACCTAACTTCAGACTTCTCAGTATGGGGTTACTTGGCATCAACTCTTCCTACACCAAAGGCAATTACCAAGTTAACACTTGCATAATTAATTAGGAGTTATTGATATGAACTGGGAAGACTTAAAGGCCTATGTAGGTGCGATAGAAGCAGATGATGCTTTTGTTGAGGAATGCTGGGAGACAGCAGAAGATTTGATTGCTTCTTATATTAGAAGTACAAAAGTCCCTGCTCAAATTCTAAAGCGTTGCTACCTTGAAGTTGGTTCTGAGTTGTATCACAGGCGTAACTCACCAATGGGAATATCTCAATACGCTACATATGACGGAGCACCTATCCGTATAGCAAGGGACCCTCTCATTGGTGTTTACCCTCTTCTAAATCGTTACATGGTGAGATTTGCATGATTCAGTATGCATTGGACAACCTGGTAGTTAAATTAAATGAGATTGATGGAATAGGAACTGTTTATTCAGTTCCACCAGCAAGACCACAGATTCCATCTGTAATTGCAGAACCTAACAATGGTTGGGTATCAGTAAGGCCAGATGAATACGAATCAAGTTGGGGCAGTAACTGGAGACTAACTGTAATGGTTAGACCACAGGACAACACACTTGAGATGACAGATTTAATTACTGTAGTTGACAACATTGCAACTGGATTGTGGGAATGGGAATCAGTAACAAATATAACAGTTGATAAGCCATTTATCATAGAGGTAAATGGTGCATCAGTCTTTAGTACATATATGAATATAGAAATTGATATGCAAGGAGGAAATTAACATGTCAAGACTTAAAGGAAAGACAATTAAGTTTGAAGTGGACAATGTTGAATACTCTGGAAGCGTAAAGAATGTCACATTCTCTTCAGAAGTTGGAGAAATGGGATTTGGAGATTATGCAGATAATCTTGAATATCGCTGCCAGATTGAAGGGTTCCAGGATTATGCTGCTAACAGCCTATGGTCTAAGTTGTTTGATGCTCCAGGAGCAACAATTGCTCTTGAGTTCACACCTCATGGAAACACAACACCATCTACTTCACAACCAAAATTCACAGCATCAGGCTATGCAGAAGTTATCCCAACATTGGGTGGCTCTGCAGGTGAGTACTTTGTATGGGATGTAACCATCATTCTTGATGGCAAGCCAGCCAAAGTAACTGCTTAAGGATGTTAGGCAATGGCTACTG